CCACAGGCACAATTACTGCCACGCCCTTGTCAAAGAGCGTCATGCAGATGTCTTGACGGAAAGCCCTAGGCCCTTGATCGATGTTTGGTTCTAGAGTGAAGCAAGAGTTCAAAGGACTATCCATGTCCTCTTTATAACGTTCTTCTTCATCCAATTTTACATGCTTTAGAACCATTCCAGCGACATCAACGCTGATTCTGGTATAAATTGAGGAAACGATCGATCTCTCATTATAAATTTGCAACCTTGATCTTGATGGCGAAACTGACCCATAATATGAATCAACACTTGTGGCATAATCAAGATTCATGGTATCTACGGTGTTAGATCGGAAGGCGTTCCATACTCTTTTGAATCGATCCATTACTGCCATGCATCACCTCCCTATCGCCTGTTTGGAATATCGGTCAAGATGTCTTTGAAATGTCCAAGATCAAGATCTTTCATTGGAGTAGCTACTTTTTCTCCAAGATTACTATGATCGAATAGAACTAGGGGTCTTTCGCCATATGAGCCAACATCCATTTGATCTACAATCCCATGATATCCCTTTTTTAGTAGCTCATTAACGAAACTTTTACCTTTTGCTGTATTAAAACTACCCCCAGAAACATGTTCGTATTCATCAATAACATCTTTCGCAGATGGATGTTTAAAACCACGACGTATTAGTGAAGCATGGGCAGCGTCAAGAGCGTCTTTTGGACTAGCAATCTTAACTTCATCTTTTGCTTTAAATGCTATTTGATAACCTCTTCCGCCGAACTCTGCAGAGTTTAAATATCTAGCAAAATCCGCTTCACTACCAACAGCATAAGTACCGCCTTTTTTAAACGAAGATTCTGCCTCTCTTGATATACGAAGAAACTCATGCCCCTTTGGATAAGACACAGGAGCTTCCGAAAAGGATTCTTTTGTCAAGAAATGACCGGCCGTCCACGTTCTTGCCTTTGAGTTTTGAACAAGCCCAGCATAATCCTCTGGTGACATCTTCTTACCGGCAAAGCCGTGAACCCATCCGGGAGTGTGATCAGAATGAAGAGCCTTAAGATAATCTTCGGCAGAATACTCTGTCTTAATAGGTACATTATGACCCGTCTTAGCCTTATAGACAGCGGCGCCAACAATTGCCGTAGCCGCAACTGCCCCAATACCAATAATCGCAACTTGCTTCTTAGTGGGGCGCCATCCTTTTGGGGATTCTGCTTCACTTTTATCGAAGTGAGAATCGTGCGCAGCTTGAACTTTAGCATGATGCGCTTTTTCGGCCGGAGTCATCTTTGGCGATGGATTTGCCTTTAGAGCTTTCTGAACTGGAGAGTCCCCACCACTTTCTTCCTTCTTTACAACTCCCCAGTGCATACCCTTTACGCCGTGGTGCTCTAGAAAGGCTTCAATGTCATCATCGCCTATCATCAAACACCTCCCGATCTAGCCAGCTTTTCTTGCCAATTGATTAAACACTACACTTGCCGTAAAGAGCCCGCCAATTGCAAGAACTGCCAAGGCCTTCTCTCTACCACTCTTAGCAAGTTGCGAAGTCTGCACTGCAGTAGCCTTTTTGTTTCTGGCTTTCCTTAGAATTTTCCTCGCTTCATACGAGCCAAGCTTTTCTTTGTTCGCCGCATGTTCGCTCTTAGCTTTTTGGAACTCTGCCTTTACTTTACCACTCTTTACCTGGGCGCGAGCCTTATCAATCTGCTTATCCATTGCTTTGCGGTCTACCGCTTTAGCAGCTCGGTTAAGTTCTTTGTTCCTAGCTCGACGAACGCCCCACTTCATTCCCTTAGTGCCGTGATGCTCGAAATATGCATCAATCTGAGCATGAGATAGTCCTTTTTCCTCGAGCATGAAGCCGATCTCGAGAATATCACTTTCTGTCATTCGAACGCCTCCTTGTTAGCCTTATAGGCAACGTATGCATCCATCATCGCTGAGACATTATCGATCTTTTCTTCCGCACGCTTCTTCATTAGCTTACGGTTGCCATTAGTGTCTTCCAAAGTAACGGCATTACCCATGGCAAAGGACATCAGATCCTGATCGAAGATCAACTTCCGTTCTTCGGCCAAAATCTTCAGTTCACCAAGAGGAACCGATTCTGTTCTCGCGCCCTGGATGACTTTCTCAATACCAAAGGGGCCATTCTCAGCTTCCCACCGAGTTACAAACTCTTTAGCGTTATAAGGGTCGAATCCCAAGCATCGAACATCGTATTCATTGTGCTGAATGAACGCTTCGAGGTCTTCGTAGACTTCCATCATGTCAAGGACGGTTCCATCCAACACATGGAGACTACCTTCAGAGATAAACTCCTCATACTTCGCACGCATAGCACCAGGAAGCTTCATCAAAGTTAGTGTCGTGATGTAGCTTCGAGTCTTTACGCCGAAGGAATAATTCTGGAAAGGGAATAGTAACGTGAAAGCGCAGAAGTCATCGCCCTGCGACAAGTCCGCGCCTAGCGCGCAAGGCATGCCCCAGAATTCACGTGCACGATGAGGAAGCGTCTCTTCATACGTGAAGAAGTACGTGTAGCCCTCCATCGGAATCCCAAACCGCTTGGCAAGAATGTCATTCCTAGATGCGGGAGCTTTCTCAGCTCTTTCAACATCCAATTGGTAAGTTTCATAAGTAACCGTCTTACCAAGATTCGGATTCGCCTTCAACCACGTCGACGGATCGGCAACTTCTTCAATCTCATCCAACTTGTAGTGCCAAATGGAAACGTGCGGCGCAAGGTACTCGCCTCGAAGGATGCTAGCAAGTTCCATTTTGACGGTGTCGCCAGAACCATTGCGAACTGTTCCTTCAGAGCTGATAGCAAGAATCAAGTAATCCTCCAACTTGGAGGCTCCTTGCTCAATTGCTCCGACAACATCCTCTCTAATGTCTCCAGACAACCATTCATCGATTGTAGAGATCTTAGGACGAAGGCCCTGAAGCTTGTTGATGGTCATTGGCCTGATCTCGAGCAGAGAACCTGTCAGAAAGTTCTCGATGCCCTTCTTAGTAGAGGCCAACTTCACTCGTTGAGACCTTGACCCAGTGGTGTTCTGCAACGACCCCTCTGTCAAGAACCTGAACAGTGGTCCCCTTGACCTGGTGATGGCAGTACGGAAGGGGGACATTACCTCTTCGGCCTGCTTCATGGTCGGGGAGGTTGTGATCTGATGTGTGGTTGAGGTATCTACGTTCATGAAGTAGGCTTGGATGCAAGCTGCGTACATGGACTTGGCTGCGCCTCTTGCCACGATGAGGTACTGCTTGGTCACCAGGCGCTTCTTGATTAGCCTGGTTACGTAGTGTCCAGTCTTCCCACCTTCTGCTGGTTGGTACACACTTCTTTCGACGAAGTAATACCAACCGAAGATCTGCTCGGCCCACAGTTTGAATGAGTCAAGTAGATGAAGATCACTGCCATCAGTTAGAGTAAGCTCGAATTCACAATACTTAACAAACCCATGCACAGCCATGTCGTCGTAATAGATGTTAGGATTCTCAATCAATGCATCAATGCGATTCATCTCCATAGAGATCTCTCGATTGACTGGAATCTCATTACGAAGAACAGATTCTCTAAACAGACCATAGTAGAAAGGAGTAGCGGTATTTGATAACGTCATAACCGCCTCCTTAGTCTTACATTCCAGGGAACTTTAGCTGCTTAGCCTTCTTCTTACCAATGTTGATTAGCGCTTGACCAGCTGGGCTGTGGAACAATGTGTAGGCACCAGCAGCGAGACCAACTCCGGCCATGATTTCAGTCGCAAGCATTTTGCCTCTTCGCGCTACATTTGGATTAAGCTGCTTGTACTTTGTCTCCAGTTGCATACGATCATTAACAGCCTTGAGCTGTTTGTTAGTAAGAGACTGCACTGGCTTCTTCCTAAGCGGTGCTGTCTGCCTATAGTCAGAAGTTGTTTTGGCAGGAGTCCTTTTACGAACTCCCCAGTGCATTCCCTTTACTCCATGATGCGCGATAAACGCCGCGACTTCTTCATCCTTCGCCACTCGATTCCCTCCTCCTGCTCATCGATAACCTCCGGCGGAAGTTCGACCTCACGGAAGACGTTAAGCCTCCACTCGTATTCTTTGATCTGATCTGTCATCGCCGAAATGAGGAATGACGTACCAGGGGGATCAAATAGCAGGCGAACCTTGAGGAAGACGTAGGTCTTAACCAAGCTCAGCTGGTTTGAAGGAACGTTAAACTCGCTCCAGGTAATGGTATCGTCCATAATATAGAAGCCTTCGAGTGGACCGACGCCAAGCTGATTCAGAATTGAGAAAGCAGCATTAATATGCGTAATCACATCCAGATCAAATGCTGTATAATCATCGGCTAGACCAAGGATCTTCTTAGTGCTCTTTAGAATGCTGTCTTCCACAATTCACCTCCGTTAACTACTCGTCTTCCTTGTCCGGATCGTCATCATCCGGATCTTCAGGCACTTGCTTCGGCTCCGCCGGCTCAACCCAGCCAGGCGCAGTAGGATCATCTACCGGATCCGTTGTCCATTCGCTCATGTCTACTCCTTCACCACAGTTTTGTGTCGTCTGGTGCCCGCACAGTGACAACTTTAGGCGTAGATATGCCCGAATCATCGCCATAATGAATCATGTTATGAGTCAACCTTGTGGTCAATACCAA